GAACCAACTGGTTAATCGTGTTGTCAATCAGCCTGTTGCGAACGTCGGAAGCACCCTCGTAAGGGAATGGTTCATAGCCAAGTTGTTCCTGATGTTTCTTGCCGTCACTAGACTGCCCGTCCCATCTGCACATACGTTGGTCGTCAGACGTTGTAAGTCTAGACATATTACCACCATAAAAGAGAGAGCGATTCAGTTCGGAGTTAAGATACTGAATGTCGGGAACATCACTCGAAAAGACAATCTTATCGGTATGCGTGTTATACGCCTTATCTGGTTTCATAATATATGTGTATCAATATTTTCTTAAAAATCAATACGAGCCGCCGTAAATTGACTTGTATGAGTTTGAGGTTTCAAAGGCTGGGTCCATTACCGCTATGTATCTCAAAGCGTCAATAGGGTCTTTACTAGCACCCTTGTCGTTGTCAAGTCCAGTCCATTCCCTTAGGGAATATATAAGGTTTTGACACTTTTCGGAGATAAACAACTTGGGTTGGTTAACGGCGGAGATTGACTCATTCTGGTTATATGAGAGCCAGTCGTTGATAATAGAAATGCCTTGGTCAATCTTGATTCCAGCAGAAGGGGTAAAATACATACCATCCTTACCCTCTCCGAGTAAGTCAATAAGCGATGTTCCGCCTTCTTTGCCAATAGCCTGAGTCGCACCAGCACGGGGGTCAATATAGCGTTCTACAATAATCTCTCCGTTTTCAAGCCCTCTGATTAAGTTCTTGTATTCGTCAATGCCCCTGCCAGCACTTGAACGCTGGGCTGGACCTTCCCTGCCGTCTGACTTTTCGCTAGGTAGTGCCCACTCTCCGTATGTGTCATCTGGGAACTCTCTGTAGATAAACATATTTCCGTGACTGTCACAACGCATCCAAAGCATAAACCAGTTTCTAGCACCAGCGGGGTCAACAGCCATATAGTTAGTCCCCTCATTTGGAATGTCTTTATCCTTAACAATATGTGCTTCACCGAACAGTGGGAACTGTGAACCTACCAAGGCAGTAGCCCATCCGTAGGCTCGGATTTTCTTTTCATACTCTGTCTTGCTATCAAGTTGCTTAACCATCTGGTCAAATGGAGAATAGACATTGAACTTAGAGTGGAACCAGATGATGCCACCAGTCTTCATTCTGGCGTGTGCAGTATATGGCATATGCCCTTTTGGGCATCCTGGGACGTGGACAACACTTTGGTTTAGGATGTCTGCCTTTTTTGTCTTTGTATAACTGCAGCCACTAACATATTCCTTAACCACCTGAGAGAAGCCCGAGATTGGAGTGAACGTTATAAGGAGTTTCCCTCTTCGGGTGAGGGTTCTATATCGTAGGGTCGTTACCCAATCTAACGGGACAAGTTCATCGCACCAGATAAAGTCAGGTTCACCACCCTCAATGACAACTCGCTCTTGTGCGTAGTTCATAAAGATGCACTGACTTCCGTTGGGCAACACAAAAGAGTTCTGAGAAAAGCCATTTTTAAGGGAATATTGGATGTTTGTAATTCTCCCCTTTTTGATTGTCTTGTATTCAGACGGAATATACTTCCATACAACATTCTGTTGCATCTGAATTGAAGACATAGATGTAGTGTGGATGCACCAAACAATGGCATTTGGTTTATTGCACAATGTAAAGATTGCTCGCTTAGCGGCATACTCGGTTTTACCAGCACGATTGCCACCAAGAATTAGTAGTTCGTCTTTGTCTTTCAAGATAATGTCCGCATCTCTCCAATGAAACGGCTCATAGCCGTGCCTGTATGGGTCTTCCTTTTCTGCGTTAATCTTATCCTCTCTGAGTTGAATCATCTCAACAACCTTCTCAGAGCCGTGAATCTTAATGAGTTCGCACAGGTCTTCTTCCGTTGGCTTTAAAAGCAACGGGTGGTCTGACATCTTTTTGAGAATGTCCATTAATCTCCGCCCTGCATTTTTCTAAACAACAGGTTTCCACCATCAGCACTCCAGTCAATAGGCTCAACTCCTCGTTTCGTTGGAGGTCTAAGTGATTGCTCCAATGCCTTTTTCTGTAAATACTTTTGAGCCATCTCTCTTTGTTCTTGGTTGTTTGAAAGAGGGTCACGCTGACTTGCTGTTCTTCCAGCAACGTCTTCACCATTCTCTGCCATTGCAGCATTAAGGTCTTTCATACTCATACCAAAAACAAGACCACCAAAACCAAGAGCAGCCGAAGGAGGTATTCCGCCACCGCCAGGTGCGTTGCCACCGCCAAGTGCACCACCAGTTCCAGGATTTTGTCTTGGAGGATTTACGGTGGGCTTAGGTGCAGAAGCAGTTCTTCCCTTTTCCTTAGCCGCTTTTTGGGCTGCTTCCCATGCGTCTGCTTCAGCAAGAGACTGTAATTGTTCTGGCGTAAGTCCAGCAGGTGCAGCAGGTGCAGCAGGTGCTGGTATAGTAATCCTAAGTCCTTCTGGCGTTACTACAGTTTGTTGGGGAGTAGCAAGTCTTGGTGCTTCAGCCGCATCTAATGCAGCCAACTCAGCAAGGGCTGCTGCTCTTCTTGCAGCCCTCTCAGCAACCGCTGGGTCAACGTCCACAATTGGAGTGGCTGTTGCTGCAGGTGGAGGTGCTCCAAGTTGCTGTTGCGGTGCGTTTCTTCTAGCAGCCTCTGCCTGTGCTTCTTGAATAATACGCTGTCTCTCTGTTTGAAGTGGTGTAAGTTTAGGCTGTTTGTTTTGGTTGACTTCGGCTTGAGTTGTTGCTCTTTCTGCTCTTGCCTTTTGCTCTGCTGCAAGAGCGTCTCTTGCTTGAATCAACTTTTTCCAAGCCATATGCTTTGGGTTGTTTTCCTTTAACGTAGTATTAAATCTAATACCATATTTTTTAGGATTTAGTTCTCCAGCATTTTCTTCAACAAGTCTATCAAGTTCTGAGGCAGACAAATTACTTGGGTGAGTGGGCTTGCCATTATAGTCAATCATGCTGGCTTGTTTCTTGGCAAGGTCTTGTGCCTTTTGCTGTGCCTTTGCTTCCTTTTCAGCAGCCTTTTCTGCTTTTTCATTTTCAAGCCTAGCGTATGCTGCCCGATTGTCTGCTTCTCTACGTTCAGCAAGAGCATCTTCATCAATGACATCAAGGTCTGGTTCTAGGACTGGCTGAGCCAATGTTGGTCCTTCCTGACTGCCAAGAATTTGTGCTGGAGTAGCAGGTGGAACTGTCTTAGGAACAATTGGCTTAGAAGACATATTAGGGTCTAATGGCTCGCCAGCCGCTATCGTTGCCTTCTTTTCTGCTGCTGCTGCACGCTTTGCTTCTTTCAATGCAGCCGCATCAGCACGTCTCTCTTCTAGGAGTTTCTTAGATGCTGCCTTTTCAAGTTGTCTTTCTTCATATGCCTTTCTGTCTGCAAAAGCCTTTTCCTTAGCCGCTTCTTCAAGTGCTCTAGCCTCGTCAATTGCTTCCTGTCTAGGAATAATATTAGCAACATTAGACTTAGGAGGGACATTAGAAGGCTCAACTCTGCCAAATCTTCTTTCCTTAGCCAGTCTAATTAATTCAAGCCCATCCGCAGCCAACTTGGGCTTATCGGTTGCACCAAGTGCAGCCTTTTCAGCCTCTGCTGCTGCAATTTTTGCTTTAGCCGCTTCTGCGTTTGCTTTTAATATTGCATCAGGAACTTTGATGGGGTCACCGCCCCCCTTAGGCTTTCGATGTCCAGAACCCGTAATAACTGGCTTCTCAGATGGCTTTGGCGTAGGGCCACCTTCCTCTCCGTCCTCTCCGATGGCTATCCTGAGTTCACGTAAAGCCTTTTGCTGTTTTTGGCTTGGGAAATCATCTCCAGGCCAATGAAGATGAGCAGTCTTTTCATCAAATTCCTTTTGAGATGCCAGCAGTCTTTCCTTGCCCTTAATTAATTGTTCCTGCCAATGGTTAGTTGCTCCTGTATCACCAGCCTCCATTGCGATTTCGTAATTACGTCTAACAAAGTTGATTCTTTCAATCTCCCTCTTTGTATATTCCTTTCTCATTCCCCAATAACTATCAGGTTTAAATTCAGGTTCTTGATTCATATAGGTTTTTGTTTACGGTTTGAATAAGCCAAATGAGTTCTTCAAATGGAATCTCATCCTCCTCATCATCTGTCACATCAGGTTCCATTAATCAACCCCTGCGACCCTTTGACTTACTCTTGCCATGAAGCATTTTTTCAAATGACTCCATCTTGTTCTTGGCTGCACTCTTCTCAGAATCCTTACCCTTCTGGACGTTGCGTTCAATCTTGTCAGAATCCTTAAACTTCTTGCTATTATTATCGTAGTGCATAAAATGAATGCGTAATTGTGGTTACGTTAAATCGTTTTGTCAAGCGAATCACCTAAACCTTTCCTCGAAAGGTTTAAATTTTTTCTGAGAATGGAATTAAGGGCCTTCCTGCCCCTATCCTTGCTAAAGAGATACAAACTTTCTGCCTTGTCAGGCGTTTGCACGTAGAGACAGCCTTTGACACCGTAATGTTCGAGCATTTCAAGGAAATTCTTTCCACACGCTTCAATTTGCTCGTCAACGTGGGCATTATGGATGGGATTTTCATTTTGCGATGGCTTTTTCATTGACTTCATGTTCCAATAAGTTGATTACCCCTCGAAATTACAGACAAAATGTTGCCAACTCGCATATTTGTAGAGTCTCTGACAACTACAAGTGAGTTGACACCCCTAATTTCACACAAAACGAGCCTCTTATTGGGGAATTTGCGTCTTACAATGCCAGGAACCTGAGAATTTGTCTTAATTTCAGGTTTCTTGACTTCTTCTTCCTTGAGTGGGGGCGGTGGCTTAATGTCAACTGGCTTATCTTCAATGCCAAAGTGGGTATACAACTTCTTGAGTCCCTCCTTGGTCCACAGCACAGCACCTCTATGGTTGTTGCTGTCCTTTGCCAGCACCCAGTCTACATCCTTTGTCACAGTAGTAGTCTTACGCAACTTAATAAGAGCCGCCTTAGAGATGTTGTGCGTCAGTGTAATATACTTCTCTTTGGTCATAGGTAAAAGAACTTATCTTACATTACTCTGTTGTCAACACCCCCCTTTTTTATAAAAAAAACTACAGGTCAAGATGATATCGGTAGGGCTTAATGAGACTCAGTCTCAATAGCCCCCCCCCTCATATACCGCTCATATAACTCATATATATATGCTCGTTTGACCTTTTATGCTCGAAAGTAATTGATTACTATATGCAACTATACGAAGTTATATGATTACCGTTGCGGTGGGGGGGGGTCGATGCTAGTATGTAGGGGTAGGTTAAACACCTACATTTGACAGTCTAATCAGATAAGGGGAAGGAAGGAGACAGATGCCAACCCAAACCAGTCGGAGTAGTATCGAGTCCTAAATCTCGAACCGAACACAGGGAACAAAGCCATAAGCCCACCAATGCGGGATGGACACCAGCAGGCCAATTCGATGCATCGTATCATAATTCCGGACTCATATAGGAGTGGGGTATAGTCGTATCCCAATCGTGTTAGCGATAAGGGCATCTAATCCGAAAGTGAAGATGGCTCGGCTAGGTCTAGGACAAAGGACTAGACGCATAGGAAGGAATAACTAACTATGGCGACTACACAAAGAAAGAATATTTGGGGTCACCTTACTGCTGAACCTGCCGAATACACTGATATCGAAAAGTTGGCTATCGAGTATACCTCGAAAGCGATTATCGAAGGTGTTGCCCGTGCTACGCACTGTCCTTTCCGTCAAGGAAATGGCACGAGTAATATGGGTTGGGACTTGTTCAATGGTAAGCGGTTTCTCACTCTGCAGTCTGCTGGCGGCATCCTTATCAAGATGAGTATCTTGAAGGGGACGTTTGAAACTCAAGAAGCATACGCTAAGCGTATGGCTCTTTACGGTTTCTTGCCAGAGGATTTGGTTGAGCGTGAAACGATTGACCCCAAGCGTTCCTAACTAATCAACGACTGATTAGTGTCGTCAAGCGAAAGCAACGACAAACGGACACCGTAGACGTGGGCAGGGGTCACAATACCTGCCCACTTATTCCTTCCTCTTACTTTCCCCTTGCCGTGGGGGTTATAATACACGGCAGTAAGGAGGTGAACTAACATAGAACGAATAAAGTGTATCCTGCCTATTCGAGAGCGAACGGCTAGTATGCTTAGAGGATATATCATTCAAGATTGGCAAGATTACAACATTGCAATCTTCGGATGTGAAGCAACGAGCACCGACGGAGAAGGTAAGATAGTTAAGTCGAGGTCTCGGCGGTCTGGTAAGCCTGTTCATTATCCTTGTGTTTATTATCGAGCACAATGGGAGTCTGACAGGTCTTTTAAAGAGCGTATTATCCTTGAGCATCCTTCGCTTACTCTCGAACAGTTTAAAGGACTGTAAGTTGCAGGGCAGTGACAGTGCCCTTTTTCTTTCCGTATGAGGCCTAACAATAGGTTCAAGCGGGTTATCGGTGAAGAGTATAATGAGGTCTTGCGTCACCCTTCGACGCACTTCATTCGTGGTTGGGACAATTGCCACGTTCGTTCGTGGTGTCGCAATCCGAGTAAGTGGCAGTCGAAGCACAAGAAACGCAAGTCTTCTAAAGACTCTATCCGCAATCCCGAGTAGGTTGCAGGGTGTCGCAGCACCCTTTCTCTTTCCCCATGAACCCAAAATACGAACAACCGATGTTTGTGACTATCACCGCAGAAATGATGGTGAAACACGCAGATGTCGAAGCAGAAAACAAGGTCAAACGGCAGGCAATCGACGGAATCGCAGATTCGTTGCCAGGCTACAAGCATAGGTTTATCTACTCCAACGGCTCTGTCGTTGGATACAAATGGGAGAAGGTTGACTCCACTGGTGGCTGGGTTGATATCTCTTGGTATCGAGAGATTGACATGCTCTCCCACTGGAAGAGGCTTAAGTGGAACTGGTGAGGAACAGCCCCCAGAAATGGGGGCTTTTTTGTGCCTGTTTTCCTGGGGCTATCACTGGTCGTCGTGGACTCAATGGCTCATTGACTGTGTGATGGCATTGAAAAGACTGCCTCACACCCAGAATGAATGTATTGACACTAAGGCGTTAGTGCTTGCAGGGCTGTGGGTGCATCATTGACACCATTGCATTAGATGCGTTAGTATTAGCATTAGGGCATTAGATGCATTAGTATTAGCGTTACTAATAATGGTAGTGCATTAGATGCGTTAGTATTAGCGTTACTACTAACTGTTCCATTACGTTACTGCAGGCTTGACAACAACCAGTTCCTACCCCTTAATAATCCCCATGCCTTCACAACCTGTAATGCGTTAGATGCGTTATTGCGTTAAATGCGTTAGTTTGTTAATGATTTCAATGAATACATTGTTCCTGTGTTTATTAGTTAATCAATGAGAGTGATTAAATGTAGTGCGGGAACTAAGGCGGCTGACATATTGACACAAAAAAGGGCAGTGTTAATGCCCTTGTATTGATATCTAAGAGGGTATTGACTTACTTACCCTTAAACCACTTATGATATCGAGATACGCACTCAATCTCTGTAGCGATATGCTCTAACTGGAACTCTTCGAGTTTGTTATACACTTGATATTTGAATTGCATCCAGTGTGCGGCTGGCGACAAATCAAGTGAATAATTGAACGTAGTGCCACCAGTTAGACTGTGTGTGTAGCGAAGCATCTCCATTACTGCTGGCGACCATCGTTTAGATGGATTGCAGGTGTAATGGTATGTATGCTGGAACTTCACTTCATTGTCAATAACTAGTGAGTATGTCCAACCCAGCCGAGTATTGGAGCAAGTAATACTCCTATCTCGTAGAGAGTAGAACCTGTGCTTAGTCAACAGCATTGGATTAACTACCCAAATGCGTGCGAACTTTGGCTTTAAGTCACGTGCACATTTAGGAGTTTTAGGAGTAGGACGATAGCCTTGGATGCATCGAATCCATTGACTGCAAGCACCGAGAGCATCTGTTGGCTTTCGTGGTGGTTGTGCGTCGATGAGTTTGATTTGACGTTTGGCTTCATCTGTATTAACCCAATCATTGATGTCAGTGACAGGTTCCCAGTTGCCGATGTATGGATGGTATTTCATGTTCGTGGTGGAATAGGTTGATTGAGAGGGTGCTGGCACTCGGAGTGATGCTACCAGCAATCTCGGTTAGTTACTGGATTTCTTCGCCTCCTTTGTTGTTTTTGCTGTAGAACTCGAATTCAAGTCCAGCAAACGATTGAGCGAGGCCATCCAATGCTGGAAGTGGCTTGTCACCAGCACTAATGTATGAGTGGTTAAACTTCATAATACGCTGGAAAACGTATACTTTCAAGTCCATCGGTGCATTGGATTGCATGAAGTCCTCAAGCGTTGCAACACGAGTGTTGGGTTGAGCCATCCACTGAAGGAAGCGAACCCAGTAACGCAACTTGTGGTAGTTAAGCGTTGCCATCCCGAGACGCACTTCAATCGTTCGATGCTCTGCCCAACATTGAGTGTTGATAGCACAATATCGACTATCTTCACCAAACTTATGGATAGAACAATACGAATTATTGGCACGCTTGCGATGAACCAAGCGATGTGCCCATTCACTCATTGCATCACGCATTTTAACGGCTGTTCGCATCGCACTTTGTGCTGTTCGTCCACGCATATCAATATGAACGTGATTACCACAAGAGCGATTAATACGTGCTCCGCTTGCAGTAATGGCTTTGAGTGTTTTCCTAACGTTATCCCACTCATCTTCGCTATTGCCATTGAGGAAGTAAGTCCACTCTTGATAGCGAGCAGTAGATTCGCCGCTATCTATAGGATTGATAGAACCATCAGTCTTGAACTGCATCCAAGGGTATTGAGGGTAATCATCTTCGCACCAGTCCATAATCTCTGATTTAGTTTCTGCAATGAACTCTAACTCTAAACCAAGGCAATGACCTTCTGGACGCACACGTTCAGCGAGTTTTTTATGGAACTCATTCAAATTAGCGTTCCAACGTATTGGAGCAAGATTACGAATGAGGTCATACGCTTTATTGAGTTTAGTGCGAGGACTTTCATCAACAAGATGTTGAGTTATACACTCCTGTTTATGTATCGTGAGCGTATGTTTCAGCCGAGTATGACGCATAATGGTTTGAATTAAGTATTGCCAGTCAGCCCAGTGCATAACTATCTGCTGTTCTACATCATATTCAACAACATCAGCGAAGGTTTTAACCTTTTTAGTGAGGTCAAAGCCTTGCTCAAATGCAACAGGTTCTTGACTTCCATAAACATTATACTGTAACACAGGCTTCTGAAGGCAATGAAGCCAAGCAACGTGGTCATAGCGATAATATTCATAAAGATATTGAGCGTGCATATGCATCCACGTCAATAAACTCATGTTATCTTTACCACCTAACTTCACTTTCGATGCTTGAAGCATACGACTGGCTGAAGTCTTTAACGAGTTCATTTGATAACCGTTATTGTATCTTGGATTCCAGTTAGGCGAACCCTGCAATGCTACTTTAAGCATAAGAGGGTGCTGACGCAATTCAATTGGAAGAGCATTCCATTGTGCGACTGCATCCGCAGTGCTGTAGTTAGCAAGTCCACTAGAGTGCTTGAGGAGAACAAACGCTTTGAGTTGCTGTTTGCGAAGACTGCACTTACCGACAAGTTGCAATCCGTTATACTTACTGTTGAGGTTTTTAGCCTCAGTGGGAGCCGTCATGTTATTATTGTATTTGGTTGGGTTATGGCTGTAAAGCCAAGAGGGTTGGAAAACGTGGTAGATTTACTGCTTCCACGGCTTGTTGAACTTGCGAGCGTTTTTGTGCATTTGAGCACGCACTTGTGCCTGCTGTTTTGCTGCTTCATCTAAGTCAGGTGCAGGAGTGTTAGGAGTAGGAGTGCTTGCGGCAGTAACAATACTAGGCACAGTAGGAGTAGTTGGTCTAGCAACTCCACTGTAACCATAATCATCATCCCAAGCAGCACCACTATAACCTACAGCACCAGCACTGCCTAAACTACGATAGACACTAGCAATGCTTCCATACGACATTGTGCCTTTGAATGCCTTGAAGTCCTTTGAACTCACTAAACCGTCTTGATGGAACGTATGCATTACATACGCTTCAAGCATAAAGGCATCAGTGATAGTAGGGTTCTTGATATCCATAAACTTACAGAGCATATTGCTAACTTCAGTGCAATGTGCTGGGTCAGTGCAAACGACGTATTGCTTCAGTTCTAGAATGTATTGCACGTGAAGCGGTGCTCTGTCGTCTCTCAATGCGAACATTTCGCCTGCTGGATTAATGCCCACAATAGCAGCATAACCAGCAATGCCTTCTGTAAACGATTGCTCACCATTAAGGTAGAGAAAGCAGTTAAGCAGATGCTCTGAATCACACGTAGTTTGCAATGGCAGTTTAATGCCACTCCATTCTACAACTCCATTGTGGGCAATAGTCCATTGCGAGCCATTATGCGTCCCAGTAAAAGGATGCGTATTAGCAATGACTTTGCCACACGTTGCAGTGCGTCCGTGTGCTATGAATGGTGCATTAACTATCTTCCCACTAGGCATCACGCCTTGCGAGTCGAAGTCTACCCCTTCTTTCAAAACCGTTTTAATTCCTGCTGGAATCAAGTTACGGCTTTGTTTGAGAGTGCCCATACCAGTAACGGCATTGGGGTTGAGATATCTTTCGATATACACACCCAATGACAGATTTGATATGTCACCAGTTCCAATTGCGAAACCGTAGCCATCTCGTTGAGATGAACCTAGCAGTTCGCTCGTTTTCTTAATTAGGGCATTTGATTGTTTCCTGCCCTTGACTGACAAGCCACTAATGGCTATTAACTTGCACATATTGTGTTATTGTTTTAGTTGACCTACATTTAGTGATATCCACGCTATCAATACACTTGATAATATTAACGCAAGCAGTCCCATCACTACACTTAATGGAAGTAATGTGACAAGTTGAATCAACGCATACGTAGATTTCACTGTGGTAAGTCTAGGGATGATACCAGTCAATGTCAATACTAATCGCACCTAACTTCTTCCTTAGTATGAGCAATAGGATTACTGTGTTAATAAAGTTAATGACTTTAATCGCTTATTAATATTAAACTCGTTTTACGTTAATAAGAGCAGTGAATTAATTATTCCCGTGAGTAATAAACTTTGCTGCCGCAGCATAACACTTTATGCAATGACTCAACCTGGTCAGCAATAGCATTACGTCACTGACAATAAGACTTCAGTGCGTGCCGGTCGTCATTGCATAAAGTATTTCAGTGCTGTTATGTTAATGAGACTGAAATGGTTTTCTTGCTTATAGTAATATTGATTATATATGTCTGTCAGCCAGTTTGGGCACAAAAAAACAGAGGTTGCGAGCCTCTGTTGTATTTTATTTAACTTATCGTTCCAGTTTTAAAATCTTTCAAAATTAATCTGCACTAGTTTTTTCGGGATTTTTTTCGGGATTTTCTGGGATTTTTGGGCTTTTATGGGCATTTTGCTTTAATTTTTGACCCAAATCCCAAGCCTTCATTTCTGTGTGAAACAATATCACTGACTCAACCGACACTCCGAGAAGGAGTGCGGCTGATGCGATTGAACTGTTGGCGTTTATCTTATGACTCATAGGTTTGTATGTGATACTTCTTTTCCTTCGAGGTATATAGACTCAAACGCTTCCCATAAATCCATTTCATTATTTGCTTCAATCTCAAACATAAGTTCTGGAAAGTCAGCAGATAAAGATTTGAGCCAAGCGATAGGCGGAGTGCCAATCGTGGTGAACTCAAAGTGTAGCGTATCATCAGTATACCATATTGCATTAACGGCTCTAGCATCATAAGGGCAACCCCATTCCTCACAGGTAAACTCCAGCATAGAGTGATATCCTGTCTTAACGTAATTATGAGCAGTCTCGTCTTTAGTCAAAGTATAATGACTATCAACCAGTGTCTGCGGAATGGGTGAATGATTGTAAAACGATAGTGGTGACCTGTCGTCCTCGTCTACTAACTGTTGCGACAGGTCATAGATAGAGGCGACGAATGTATCTGCCACCGCTGAGATGGTCAGTTTATTATAACACCAGATAGGTGCTTCAGAAGGGTGAGTCATAGTTGATAGTGGTTTGGGTGAAGTTTTTGTAGTCTTTGTTTTGTTTCTTTAGGATTTCATCAGCATCAGAGATGGCTAGACTTGTCAGAAAGTTAAGAGCACTGAGATGTGCTCTGCAATCTGGAGTCGTGCCATTCCAATACTTGTCAATCAGATGGTGGTAGACGATTACTTGGGCTTCTTGTGTATTCATATGGTTGTTAATGAAGAACCCCCAATATGCTACTAAAGGGGGTTCGTGTCAAGTGGATATCGTGAGTTTTTATTCTTTTTGGTTTACGATTTCTTTGCAGATACGGATGGCTCTGGCAATCTCTGGGTCGTTTTCTGGGTTCGCCTCGACAGCGGCCAAATCAATCTCTGAGAAATAATCGTTACTTGGACTCATTGGCGATGGCTTCATTGAATACGTTTAGGACGAACGCTCGGCTTTCTGGATGCTGTGCAACTTCCATTAAGTTAAGTTTAGAGAGGATAGTCTCAAACTTATTACGTTGGGCTGAGTTCTTCAGTCCGACGATGGTAAGGAAGGCACGGCGATGGCGTTCGTATGCCATTACCAATTTGGAACGAGTGACTACGCCAGACTCATTCTTGAGAATGTTCTGGTTAATCTTCGGCTCCTTGCACAGAGAAAGATAATTCTCAATAGCATTGGAGCAGGTCAGTTCGGTGTCCTCTCTGGAACTGAACAGGTCGTAGAAGCGACCCGCCTCACGATTGTTCAGACCACGGCTTTTTGCCCACATAAAATTGTAGGCTTCTTTGATTTCTGGCGTTAGTTTCTTAGGCATTTTTGTTTTTGGTTTGGTAGGAAATATATTTGGTTAATGACGCAACTAAGTTTGGCTTGGTTCCCGATAAGGTGGCCTCTGCTAGTTTGGCTTTCATCTCATTAATCCTGTCGCTTTTGTTTTTGTAGTGAGGCGACACTTGGTTGCCTTTTAATCCGCTGATGTATTTGCTCATTTGTTTTTGGTGTTCTTCTTAGATTTAGCGGACTTCTTCTTCTTAGTCAAGTGAAACTTCTTTTTTATCGGAGCAAATAGAGACTCAATCTTGATATCGTATTTAGTTTCGTCAACAGGGTCGGCTAGGTGGTTTTTGTCAACCAATTCGCACCCCTGCTCATACATTTGCTTAAACTGTTCGGTGTCTTTTGAAAGAGAATATACAGTAAGGATGCCGTAGTGGGAGAGGTTGCACGCATACTTTCCTGCGTGAATATCACGAAGCAACTTCCAAGCGTCTACTCGACTCAACTCCCCATTGTGAATGATGAGGAGAAGGTCAAGAGGCTCGAAAGTCGTAAGACTTTTAGGATACTTGAATACGAATGTGTCTGGGATTTTGTTTTTCATTTGGTGTAGAGAGCGTTGACTTGCTTAATGCCATCCTTGAAAATGTTTTCAAGAGAGGCGATTACGTTGAGTGCATCGAGATGCCCTTTGGAGGCAAGAGAGTGCTCATACTTCCAATGAGCCGCCATCTTTTCTTCGTGTGCAACTGACTGACGCATAACCTCCATAGCGGTATTTGCGGATTTGATATACATCGCATCAGCCGCATTTTCGATGCGGAGTTTTGCGATTTCTTGATTCAAACTGACGATTTGATGTGCAAGTGCTTGCACGTCTTTATCAATCTGAGTCTGAGGAATGTGGGCTAGGTTGTTCATTTGTTTTAGTAGGTTGTTCGTCTACAGGTATATCTAAGGTCTTTGCTTTGTCAAGCGAGAACATCTTATTGAGTTCATCTTGGGTGACCTGCAATCTGGTTTCCACCCTCACAGTAGGAGCGTCCGACAAGTCTCTGACCTTATCAATAGCGATAGCGACAGCCATAGTTAGTTGCCCCAAGGGTATGTTGTCAACCTCGTTCCTAAGTCTTTCTGCACCTTTCTGCACAAAATCTCCCAGCGAGCCAGCAATCTCTTTCTTCCAAGCGTTCATCTCAAGTTTGCCTTCGCCCTCAAGTTCCTGCCTAATGGCTACGATTGTGGACTTCCTAACGGAAATTGTTCGTGCAGTCTCTTCGCAGGTCTTTCCGTCCTGTAGCATTTTCTTTGCAATTTCTTTCACGGGCTTGGGCAGGCTCCTGCCTGCTGGGTTTAGTGACTCGTTGCTGGCTTGATATTCCATAATTTTGTGATAAATGGGAGTATGCACGAAATACACTTTGATGTCAAATTAGAACCTACCAAGGCAACACATCAGTCCTGTCTGCGAGTTATGAAAAGACGTGGCGGCGGTATGTTTGTTGGAAAATATGCTAATTCCAAGGTAAAACTGTGGGTTTCGGACTTTTCAAAATTAATTGCAAAGCACAGACCATCAACGCCTTACGACTTTCCTGTTTCGCTTTTTATTAGATTCAGATTTCCCCACCTGAAATCCAGCAGCAGCGAGTATAAAAAGAATCCGCAATGGAAAACCACACGCCCTGACTTGGATAATATGGAAAAGGTAATCTTGGACTCTCTTACGGAACAGGGTTTCTTTGTGGATGATTCGATTGTATGCTCGAAGACGACGGAAAAAGTCCACGACGCAAATTACGGGATAGAAATATTAATTAGAAAAATTGGTTGACGGCACGTCTGATTGGGGTAAGGTGTGTGTCTATGCCTAACACGAAAATCGACAGCATCACAGACCAGATTAACTCGGAGTCTTATGACCTCATTGACGCTATGAATTACTCTGGCCTCAAAGAGTTCCTCATCTCCCCTGCCCACTACAAGCACTCCCAAGACTCGGAGGACGACAGCGACAACCCAGCCTTTAAGATTGGTCGTGCCTTGCATATGGCTGTGTTTCAGCCGTTTGCTTTTGTTAATAATTGGGCTGTTGCTCCAGAGTGCGACCGCAGAACGACTGCTGGAAAACTTATCTGGAACGATTTTCAGTTGCACAATCTTGCCAAGGAAGTTCTTTCTGCTACCGAATATGAATTGGTCTGTGCTATGACTGCAAAAGTTAAAGCCAACCGCTTTTTCAAAGATACTGTAACCGATTTAAACTTTAACGAGTGCGGTGTATTCACTAATTTGTGGGGTTCTAATGTGAAAGGACGACTCGACACTTACGACCCGATTAACAACGTAATTTTCGACTTAAAAAGCATTAAGGTTCCGCCAACCGCAAAGGCTATGCGTCACGAAATCTTTGCCAGAGGTTATCATCTCCAAAGTGCTTTGTATAAGGAAATGGTTTACTCAATTACCAAGAAGATGCCTAAGTTTGTGTTTGGTTTCATTGAAAAAAATGAGCCGTTTTCCATAAACTTTGCTACCATCGGGCAGACCTATCATCATAGTGCCTGTATCCAAATACAGACCGCATTGTGCCGTTATGAAAACTGCAAGGCAGAGAACAAGTGGTTTGGATTTGATAACGAGTTTGAGCCGTTGGTAATCTCTCCAGATTACGGACTTGACGACAGCGTTGAAATCGGACAAGACATTCTCGATGACTAACGAAAACCACAATATGTTCTCTGGGGTATTTATACCAAGAGAAGTCTTACTAGACGCTGACCTATCAGCGTCCTGTAAGATTATTTACGCCATCATCCAGTCGCTCGATAACGCAGATGGATGTTATGCCTCAAACGATTACATTGGCAAGATGATTGACTTATCCGAGCGTAGCGTAAGCGATGCCGTGTCAGCACTCGTTGACAAAGGATATGTCAGTCGCTTTGTCGATAACGACAAGGGCATCCGTATCCTTCACACCGCCTCTAGCCGTTCTTTAGCCCAGCAGAAATCTGCTACCCCCCCTAGCGAAAATCTGCTACCCCCCACGCAGAAAACTGCTACCAATAAGACTAAGAATAATAATAGAAGAATAAATACAGGGGACACTAAGACTTTGGTTCTTCCTCCTTTGCCTCACGGACAGGCTTTATGGGACGCTTGGGATAAGTGGGTAGCCTACAAAAAAGAACGTAATACACCCTTGACGAACTCAACAATCCTAAGCACATTAACCTTCCTAACACAACTAAACGAAAATGACGCAATCCTCTCAATCGAACTTTCAATCCGTAATGGCTGGTCTGGCCTCTTCGCTCCCCAACAGTCAAAGTGGAAGCAAGCCTCACAGTCAAAACCCCTCACCAAGAGCGACCATGAGTCATTCTAAGTGCGAGTGCGGTGGTGACCGAGTGCCTATGCTGAAGGACGGCAAGGTTATCTGGCCCGACTATGCTTGCCCAGCCTGTGAGTGCAAGTATGACCTTAGCCGTGACGGACGCTATCGTGGTGGCGTTTGGGCATACGAACCAGTGGGTATGCCTGTCGAGTATACCAAAACAGTTCCTAGCCTCATTCCGTGCCCAAAGATGCAGTCCGTAGCGAACACTTGGGAGAACTGGAAGGAACGCTCGCTCCTGCTCCACGGAACCACCCGCCTTGGCAAGACCCGAGCCGCCTTTGAGGTTGCCCGCAGACATTGGAAGGCTAACTTCAAGAAGCAGACATTCTTGACTATGCGTAAGTTGGAGCAACTCATTGAACAGGGATACGGCAAGTTTGACCATTCGTCCCGCATCCAGAGCCTCATTGATGTCCCATTCCTGTTTATTGACGACTTGGGCAAGGAGAAAATGACTGCTCGTATTGCAACTGACCTGTTTGCCATTATTGACGAACGCACCATCCACCACCGCCCGACTGTCATTACGACCAACTTTACGTCTGGTAGTCTTATTGAAAGATTTGACGACAAGGAGTTGGGGCTTGCCTTAATCGGTCGTTTCAAGGATTACTTTGACCTCGTTGGGGCAACCGCAAAAGAAATTGAAAATAACCCTTGACCCAACACCAAACATAAGCATATATACATTCTCACCCATACATAATATGAACGAATACGCAGAATACGAAGCCGAAATGAAAATCCGCAACGCCAAGCAAGTAGCACTCCAGAACTCACTGGTTGCCGCTATTGCCGAAACAACGGATGTTCACGCCGACAGCAATAACCCATTCCACAAGAGCAAGTATGCTTCTCTTAACGCACATCTTGCGTTGATTAAGCCTATCTTTGCAAAGCACGGCCTTGCTATCGTGCAGTTCCCTTGTGGCGACGCAGTAAGCGTTGGTATCAACACTATCATCATCCATAAAGATGGCGGTCGACTTGAAGAACAGTCTGTAATCCCTTGTCCGCAGGGCATTGATGGTCAGAAGGCTGGCTCTATCTTCTCCTACCTCCGTCGCTACGCTCTTGCGGCTGTTGCTGGTGTTGCTACTGACGATGATGATGCAGAGGCAGTTCGTGCTCCTGTATCAAGTGCTCCAAGACAGACTTATACTGCCGCCACTAACGCAGGAAAGTTTGTTGCTAATCCTTCCTTCAACACACCTTCTGGTGAAATAAACTTTGACCTTCCTGTTCCTTTTGGAAAGAATAAGGGAAGTGCTCTCAAAGACCTCCCAGATGCTGACGTAAATTATTGGGCTAACACTTGGGAGCCTAAGCCTTGGGAAAAGACTGGTAAGGTCGGTGCTAAGGACTTGGCTCTAAAGGCTTCTGCTAAGGCTCTTTGGGCTATCAAGCAGGGTGGCACTCCCGAAAACGAAGGCGAAGAAGAGGAGGATGCTATTCCCTTCTAAACCCTAAGCGATTTCACCCTGTAGTTCAATGGATAGAACATCTGCCTTCTAAGCAGATTATCTTGGTTCGATTCCAAGCAGGGTGATTTCAAAACTTTATGACTAAATGCCGACACATTGAAAAGTTTAATCCAAAGGTATTTGGTCCGTATCTAATGGTGCAGTATGCTGATGGCGAAACCAAGGAGTTCCTTGGCTTTACCTGTCAGTTTTGCCCTAAGTGCGGAGAACGTATCCACCCAGACGAAAGAACTGAACAAGAAATCAAAGACTTTGAAAATGAAAAACCATATTAAAGAAGAAATAGAGTCGCTTAAAAAGCAACTCGCTGGTGCTGTCATTGAAACATCCGTTGCTGAACGAGAAAGAACTCAAGTCGCAGATATGTATAAGTCACTCTATGCTCGTTTTGAAAAACTTGAGTTAGAGAGAGCAAACCTACAAAACGAAAACCAACTGTTAAAAGATTTCTGCAAGGCTTTCCATTTCGTTCTTCCAGAACCAACTCCAGACCCAAAAGACTCAACAACATCTTCTGAGTTATACAAAACTCAATACAAGATGGCTATGAGCCAATACCTTAAATGGTTTAACGCCAACCCCCAATGAGCAAATACCAAACATTTATCTGCGTAGGAGATAACCACGGCGACAAAGGTGACCAAATAGCGTTCGATGGAATGAAGGAGTTCATTAAGGACTTCAAACCCCAGCATCGTATTCACCTCGGAGATTGCTTTGATTTCCGTTCCATCCGTAGAGGCGTTTCCACCTCCGACAACGAATCTCACGAATCATTGAGAGAAGATGTCGAGTGCGGAATGGAGTTTATCACCGCAATGAAACCTACAGCGTTTCTTTACGGAAACCACGAAGATAGACTGCATCAAATGATGTTTGGTAGCAACAATGGCGTTGTGCGTGACTATGCTTATGATTTAGACCAAGTAATTAAGAAGCATCTAAAGAAAAATGGGTGCAAAACAATCCTGCCTTATCACGCAGACAAAGGAGTTTATCGCATCGGTCCAATAGCGGCAGTCCACGGATACACTTGTGGTGTTAGAGCCGTGCAAGAACACGCTATGCATTACGGAACTTCTGGCGGTGCTGTCATTATGGGTCACGTCCATAGCATCCAGCAAGCCAACGCCAAGAAGCACGGAGGGGTTGTAGGCTTCTCTGGAGGGTGTATGTGCTCTAGGGATATGGACTACGCCAAGAACCGACTGGCTACGTCTATGTGGGGTCTTGGATGGACTTATGGAGTCATTGAAGGCAAGGAGTGGAAGGTGTGGCAAGCCCATCGTTTTAACGATGGCTGGATTTGGACAAAGGAAGTCCGCACTTGGACTCATAGAACTAAATGATTTACGAGTTTCGCAATCCCATCCCTGTGCATACTGATATTGGCTACGGCTGGTTAATGTATGTGCGAGATGGTGGAACTTGGTCTAACGACATTTTTGCTGTTGTGCTTGAAATAGATGGAATTATTCGTCATATGAGAACAGACCAATTCAAAGTTCTGCAAAACCCAACATTTGACATAACCAATAAACAAACCAAATGACAAAGCCCAAGGCAAAGGAATACTGGACTAGATACAAGACTGTTGAACTAAACGGAATTGTGATGAAAGAGTTTAGAGCAAAAAGAATACTTGCTCTACAGGATGAAATTGTCCGCTTAAATGAACACGAAAGAATGAAAGAAGACGACATCGCTGCAAGCCTCGGAATTAATCCAATGACTCTTCGTGGATACATTAAAGTCCTTGGCATCAAAATTATTAACAAAAACCCTTGGCATCTAAACGATACTACTGGGTGGGAAAATAAAATCCCGATTATGCTTGCGAATGAGGAAACTTACGCAACAATGGCTAAGAAGTTGAACACCAATGAGTCTGCAATCTGCAGATGGGTGTGCAACCAGGGACTCTCCAAACAAAAAATACAATAATGAAAAACCTATTAACTAACCTAATTAAAACGCTTAAAAACAAAGAGGAAGAGCACGTCCCTTATGGATGGTTTACGAAAGAACAAATTGCCAAAGAAATGGACATATCTATCTCTCAGGCAAAATATTTCATTTTTACTGGAAAGCAGTCTGGCTTAGTAATTACTAAGCAATTTAAGCGTTTAAACAAACAGGGTGCTTTAAGAAGCACGACCCACTACGCTAACAAATAACGCATCTGTAATTCAATGGTAGAATGCCTCATTTGTAATGAGGTCGTTGTCGGTTCAAGTCCGTCCAGATGCTCCATTGAAGCGTCCCCACAAGAAGGAGTGCAAGCAACCTGTGGGGACTAATCTTCAATGGCCTAACAACGGGCACAAACGAACACAACAAACCCTGCACTCACCACATCAACTTAAAACACTATGAGCGATAATTTATTTTTAGCAAGCCTACTTCTTTTCTGCGTCATCGGGAGCCTTACGTGTTGCCTTATAAATTATATAGGCGAGGTCCAAAACAAAAAATACTCCAAGAGAGATGACGATGTATTGCCAGATAGGACTGTCAAGAACCCACGCAGAGGATACGCAGAGGACACCAGCAACGCAAAATATCATACCAGAAAGTTTTTTGGTGGTAAATGCTATCGCTATTACTCCAATCATTATCATCCCCAGACCAAGACTTGTAATTTTGGAGATAGCATTATCTTTTATAGCCCTTTCAGCAATCGCATCAGAATTGGCTTTAGCAAGTTTGGCTTCAGTCAATTCCGCACTCATAGCCTCAACAGCATCCCACGCAAGACTGGTTTCATTATCTATTTTTACAGCAAGGTCTTTGTCTTTGGTGGCGGCTACGGAGTCATTCTTCGCAATGGTAGTTCTATATTCAATGACTTTTACAACACTAGGTGGCTTAATGCCAGAGAGTCTGGTAATTTGAGCGTCGAGAAGAATCCAAGAGACTGACTTGTTGTCAGTTACTTCAGAGATTGCAGTAAGAGCACTGGCGGCATCAGAAGCAATTATTTCAATCTTTTCGACATACTTAAATACCTCTGTATTTTCTTTGATTACAGGTGCAGCAACAGGCCCAGTAGCACAGCCAGCAAGGAAAAGAGTCAAGAATAGGCAAAAAAGTTTCATTTCTTTCTTTTGTTTTGAGTTAACATTATGTAATCCCTTTTTCTTCTAGACTCCAAAAGGGGGTTTTTAGGCTTTCCATCTTTACCATGCGACCAAGTTCTTACATTTTCAGCAATAGCACCCCAGTCCCCCTTTGACATCTGTTTAAAAAGATTTGAAGGAGAGGTTTCTTGAGCATAGCCATTTCCTACGTTATGAAGAAATGATACGAGTGCTGCTTTTTGTTTGATACTTCCAGTAGACCAAAGTTTTGGGAATCGTTCAATAAAATCAGAATCCATTTTCATGTGGTCTTTTTGATATCTTGCTCTGTCTTTTTCTCTGTTTGTAACAACTGTGTCAAATTGGTCTGCTCTCCATAAGTTGCCATCTTCGTCTTTGGTATAACCAGTGCCAGCAGTAAGAACTCCTACTTTACCTTTAATTTCTTTATATTTACCATTATATTTTTTATCTGCCCAATCTGCTGGGACAACTGCAGCAGTATCAAGATACACCCTATCAACCATACCCTCACTCTTTGAGTTGTAATCATAGCCTTCTTTCATCCAATCAAGTGCGTCAGCACCATTAATTCGACCAGTCTTACCTCCATAATAAATCTTTTT